CTTCATTCTTTGTATCCCGGGTCGGCTCGGAAACATTTAGTGAGCCTAGGAGTGGAAAGTCTACAAAAGATTGAGATTTTCCATGACGGCAGCCTTCCAGCTGTCGCCAAACTCAGTCAAAGACTGAGATTCGCACAAACCGTAGTCCCAATGCGGACTCAGTCTGCGCTTTAAACGGAAGGACCTCCGATTAATTCGAGGAGTGATCCTACCGGCCCTAAGGGTACCTGCTAATGCAGCCATTAGTAAAGCGTCTGGGTTATCAAACCAGCCGCTTAAACGAGGTGGCTGTAACTCAACGTTGGTGATGTTAAAGCTTTTGACGACAGGCACTATGCAGCGATAGATTGCTGCACCAGTAAACCTGTCGGTTCGAAGCTTAGCAAGGCATCTGGGAACCTTTATACCAGCATCATCTTGCTCGTGAAAGGGCACTCTAAGAAAACGAGTGCCCTTCATCAAGAGCTTGATGGTAGCTGGAAGAGGTACCGAATGCCTTGCACTCCATACGTTCAATCGATTGATAGCAGAATACCTGTCGCTAAGTGTCTTTAGTGTCTTAATATAGACACCTCTGACATTGTGGCCATAAAAATAATCATGGCCACACGACTCGCGGAAAAAGCCGTCGTTAAACGACTTATCTACGTTAACCTTGAAGCCGCATAACATCAGAAGTTTACACACGTGGTCATAAGCCCCGCGTGTAACAATGATGTCATCGCCAAAAACGGCGAAGCTGCCCAAGGACTGTCTACTAGGACGCTCAATCTTAATCGATCGAGCTCTGTAGACACCGTAGACCAAGCTTGTAAAAAACAGTGTCTGCAAGGGAAACGTGAAAGCATTCCCCATAGAAGACACCATATGCAACTCAAACTTGCGGCCGTCTGGAAGGACGGTATAAGGCGTACGAGCCAATTCAAGCCACCTAACAACGGAGGCGGGAAAGAACTCGTGCACCAACGCAAGAGACATCGAATCTGAAGCACTGGAGAGGTCAATAGTACCGAACTCGCCAGATTTAGATCCGAGCTGAGCTAGATGTCGGTTTTTGTCGGGCTGAAACGTAAGATCGATACCACAGATCTCGCGCAACCTCCTTTCAAGTACCGCGCCTATACCTTTCTGAAAAAACATATTACAGAGAGGCTCAGTGCATATGGTTCTGCTTATTTCACGCGTCTTAGGTACAAAACTAAGGCGACTCTCTTCAATCACAGCGTATCCCCTAGCTAAAGATCTCGTAAACTCTAAGCGAGACCAAAGTGGGTCAGACGATGTGAGGTTCTTGAACAAGTCAAGAAGCTGCTGACTTGATGCAGTCATTGTACTGGTGCCTATCTTTGAATAAAAATCATTAGACGATGCACCAATATTGCTGCCTGGACCAACGCCAAAACTGTCGAAGATACTTCCAAGAGAAAGTATGGGTCCTGTAAAAGGCCCCCTACTAAAATCAGGGAAGAAAAAATCGTGAATAAATCCACGAGCTTCTCCTATAGCGATGGCATCGATTTCAGTCAGTAAAGTGGAATCCCAGTTATAGGTCTTACAAGACTGATTGACCTGCAAAAACAGGTCAAGAGCTCTCTGATCACAATCAATATTAAGCGAATCCTGAAATTTCTTCAGGATGCTATTATGAAGGTGAGTCATTGAGAAGTCGCGTAAAGCCTGGCCGGGAAACGGCTGTGTAGCACCGCTCCAACCTACTGATAAAAAGTCAGTATGAAGAGCAACGGGGATTTCAACAGCGTAATCACGCATGGTGGCCTCCGTGGAACAAGTTTGCTAGCTAAGAGAAACTCCAATATCTGGCTAAACAATGCCAGACGTGACGGTATCTCCGATGCCGGCCGACTGCTGTGCCAGAGCGCCCAAAGCGGCGGATAGCGCAGCACGTACGTTCGGGGCGTCAGCAGTATCGCTTCCGGCTGGTACGTCTACTTGCAACGTAACCTGCATAGTAGCAAACGGCTGACCTGCCAGAGGGGTAACACCCTTCCGACAGATGAACTTGTACGTGTTCCTCGGAACGTCCTTAATGATTCCGGTCGTCGGATTCGGTTTTCCTAAAACACGGAAAACGGTAGGCCGAACGAACGTAAGCGAGAAAGGACTTGACACAGTTTGCGTGGTGACGCCTGCTTGCGTACCTCCCAGCGCAGAAACAGCAACCTGTTTGCCAGTGGCAGTAGGGGCTAGATCTGCGACGTGAGTGTACGTAGGCGAGGTGAAACCCGTCTGCGCGGAACCCGTTATCGGGCTTGTAAGAGCAAATGACATAGTGATCTCCAGACTGACATCTAACGATGCCAAGTACGAGGTGATTGTGGATGGATGGATATAAAATTGGTTAATAGTGCTGTTATATTGCACATTTGGCCAATATTTAAACCGCTTTCGATCTGAAAGGTGGGCAATGGAACGCCTTCTCCAACAGATCGAATTATATCCTTCCGCTCTGAACCCCAAAGCACGACTGGGTCTATAATCGTCGTTCGCTTCCAACCCGGAGCTAACACTTGTGTAGAGAGGGCACAGAAGATTTCGGCTCTGATAGCCGTTATCATCCGCACCGTCTTGTTCACAAAGTTAACAGGAGCCGTCTGCGTAACAGCAGAAGATAGAATATCACCAATATTGGTGAAATAGTCGATTAAGAAGGACCAAGGGAGTAATTCCCAAGCAGTGGGTATAAATTCGCTTGGCGTAAAGCCAAAAAGAGCGGCATTATCCCACTTAGTCGCTTCGGTCGAGATCGTTACACTACCTTTGTATCGAACGTTAGCGTGCTCTTGAGCCAGAAACAGACGGCCTTTCCAGGTCATCTGAAAGTATGGATCGTAAGTACGGTTAGCGTTCTGATAGTCTTTGAAACGATCGCGAGAAACCTTTGCACCAACGGAGATAATCTTCCGATTGGAAAGCGGGGGCGTCAAGCGTTCGTACGCGGACACGGCATCCTTTACATCATTCAGCAAAGGCTGCCATCCAAAGGAGTTCTCGAGCCACAACCCACCAGCAACCTTTTCGAGCTCCTGACGCCAGTTCCATAACTTATGGCCTGACGCTGGGGGTCGGTTCCTCCCTTTCCATTTTTTTAGGGAAGAATGATACCGATCCAGAGAATCTCGAAGGGCTGAGGCAGGTCGTTTAATCATGCGTAGAGTTTCACGTAATTCCCCGAGAAAGGTAGGTCCTGAGAAAGCGACTTGAGTTTCACGGAGTCTCTTGTAGAAACGCGCACGTGCAAGATTGTCTGCAAGTGTAGAAGTTAGCAGCGGTTCGACAGTGAGACCTATTTGCGAGCGTATAACGCCGGCAACATCGCCTCTACACTCTCGAGTAGTCCAGCTGCCATCACTGGCCTTATCATCTCTGAAAGACCAGCTTTTACTACCGCTCGTCCACACGCTATCGAACCTACCGGTTAAATTGGTAGTTGCATTCCCGCCATTACGGATGATACTCTTCCATTTTGGCAGACGGGAACCAGTACGCGTCCGAACAGCTGTCACGACACCATTGGTTTGGGTCTCGACAGTGCCGGGCGTAACACTGGGTCCGTCTGTTACGATCTTAGAGTACACCCCGACGGGAAAGCTAATCGTAGCGGTTTTCGTGGGCATTTACTTCTACTCCCCAACAGGGGTTTCTGTCGTCGTAATGACGGGTGCCTTAGATGCCGCATCCGCGGCAATCAGCGCCTTAGTATGGGCCGTTAGTTGAAAGTCACCGTACGTCTTGATAATGTGCGCTCCGCCAGCAAAAGTAGCAATGGCGGAGCACACAACCAGAGCGTACTGAAACATTTTCAACATAGCTTTCCTTACTAAACAGTTGCAGATTATGCAGTTTCCAACTGCACGTGGTTCGGAAGAACGATGCGTTATCAGGCGCATCACACTTGGGACTGACTTCGTAAGAGGTACAGTACCATTCTCCGGAACAACTTCAGCACAGGAGTCATCACGATCTTATGCTGAAGAAGGCAGCGAGAAGTTACCCAGCATGCAGATAAACGCATGCCAAGTGCCCCCCGTAAGGG